CTGCAATCATATTTTGCAATAGACTTTTCATGTACTTTTCATTATCCAGAAAGTCCCATTTTTCTGGTAAAGTAAAAGACCTATGATTGTGTGATACCATGAGTGAAGGTAATAAAGTACATATCATTGCAGACGCATGGTGCATATTCTTAGTATGTAATACTTGAGTCTCAGGTTTAAATTTAAAGATATCAATATTTCTTTTAGACATTTCATAAACTTCTTTGTGTGTAAACTCTATCTTACGAGAAGGTTTCGTTGAACCAGATGTAGAACTAATCATAAAGATATCGTCTTCGGATACATCATCAGACATCTCAAAGTCATTGGGTTCTTTGAATATAAGTTCTTGAGTATCGATTAGTTCTTTACTATATTCTCTTATCATCTGACCATGAAGTCCGTCATACAAATCATCTCCCAAAAATTTATGATGTACACAATAATCTGCAGGCCCATGTAATGCAAGTTTAGTATAAGGTAAAGACTCTTTGGTTGCGGGTGCATCAATAATGAATATCTTAAGTCCTAACTCTGCACACGCAAGTAAACAACTCAAATGATAATGTGTGACATCTAGTATAGAGATTGCAACCACTTCTCCTTTACGGACGTTATAGTTTTCTCGAAACAACATCTTCCATTTTTTAATCTCATGGATAAGCTCTTCTTTGGTTTTACCATTGAAGTTTATGTTATCATTTATTATATGTCTGTTAATAAGTTTTGACAATTTCTTCTTTTCCTAAATTAAATATTATTTCATGAGTATACGGTTGTGTTTTTCTGTTTTGCATATACTCATAAATTTCACGACTAGACAATAACATTCTTTCTACCTTATTGTCATGTATTACTTTATTACCATAATCCATAGTAGCATTCATAAATCTTCTTTCGTTTTCTTGACCATACTCTTCCATGATGTTAATATCATAAACTTTATTTGCAGTCATAAGTGTAGGTAAAAAATAATAATCAAGAGAATTATTGTGGTGTGGTGTTTTTGATAATGCGACTCTATCTTGTGTAAAATCTGGTAAATATTTTTTTACAGACTCTAATACTTCTTTATGTGTATATTGTTTTGGAAACCAGAAATCAGTTGTCTTTTTTATTTTCAAAACATTGTTCATATTTTCTACTGCAATATCATTCTCGTCTACTTTCCATGGCTGGATATCAGTTCCAGGCATTGGTGCAATATCACGCATTTCTAAAACAGTTGTATTATTGTCTCCATACTTTTCTAAAATTTTACGATACAGTCCGTCCTTTAAATCCATACGAGTCATTCCACCAGACTTGTTTGGGTCAATTGGTCTATATAAATCGTGTATCATAAATGAACTTAGAAAGGTACGATTGTTATAATTAGTAAAGTTTTCAGATACTACTTTATTCATATGAACAAGTGAGTCCATGTAAAGTAGTTCTTTTGAATGTTCTTTTGCTAAAACTTCATCGTTGGTTAGAAAGAGAGTCATACCAAGTTCCCAAACTGCAAAATAACATGCAATAGTATCTGTATCTGCAGTTAGTGTTCCCGTTCCAATATTATCTTCTTTGGTTGCACCTTTAGAAAGAAACAAATGTTTAAACTTGTTTATCTTCTTACAAAGAGTTTTATAGTCAACATTTTCTGTGACGTGATAAAAGTTTGGATTGATTAGTTCACGAGTTATTGTAGTCATCTTTCATATCTTTAATAAATTTAGAATGTATCTTACACCCTATAAATTCATTATAGTAATCATCACGAAGTAAAACATCATTTTCAAATTGGAGTTTTGCTTCATAGTAAGAACATTCTCCTTTCGTTCTGCATAAGTATAATATCTTGCGTTTAAATAGTTTACCTTCTTCACGCAGTTGTTTGACTTGGTCATTTGAACCATGATAATCTTTCCAATCGGATTGTACCCGAGTGATTATTCTTCTTTTTCGAGATTGGTTTTTAGGTAGGACTTTCTTTTTCCAGAAAAACTTCTTACCGATATATTTCATACCAGTATCACATTCTTCTACTTCATAAACAAATCCTTGATACTTCTCAAGTTCTTCTTCACTCAAATCAAATACTTTATTTTCGTATAACCAAGTCACACGACTATTTAGAGTTCATTTATCTCTACTGGGTGGGCTCCGCACATGGGACAGTATAAAGGTTCTTCATCATTATCTATAATGATATGAGTATGAGACTCACATACGTGACAGATTATCTCATACTCTTTTTCTTCCAAAACTAACAACCCACATTTGCAACTAAATCATCTAGTTTATCTTCAATCCTTTCTAGTTGTTGTGGTGTGTCCACATCTTCCCAACCCCATTCTCCTTCAAGACCATTGACCGAATACTCTGTGACTCTTTTCTCAAAGAAGTTATCATGTGATGCACCATTGAGTACCCAATCTAGCCATGGTAGTGGATTGTCTTTTGCATTGAAGTTTGGTTTCATACCAAGTTGTAATAATCTTCGGTCTGCAATATGTCTGATATATTGTTTGACATCTTTCTTTTCTAGACCTTCTATCTTGTGTCCATTGTACGCAAGGTCAATAAACTTGTCTTCTAACTTGACTACATCTTTTGCAATCTGATAGATTTTAGATTTAAGTTCGTCATTAACAATACGTGTGTGTTCTGCACAAAACTCTCTAAACAGTTTTGCATTACCTTGTACATGTAAAGTCTCGTCACGAATAGACCACTCAACGATTGTACCCATACCTTTCATTTTACCAAATCTCTGGAAGTTTAATAACATCACAAAAGATGCAAAGACTGATAGTCCTTCGTTGAATACTGATTGTGCAAGTGATAGTGCAAGTCCTTGTTGCGTAGAGATATCTCCGTCTTTCATAAAGTCAATCTTATCTGACATCTCTTTGTATTCTAGGAATGCGTGATAGTCTGAGTCTGGTAAACCAAGTGTATCGTTAAGTAATGCATATGCACGTTGGTGTACACCTTCTCGGTTTGCAAAGGAAGATAACATGTTTCGGACTTCGTTGTTTTTAAATTTAGGGATTAGGAGTTCGTGATAGTTTTCTCCTACTTGCACATCTGATTGTGTAAACAATCTTAGTACTTGGGTAATGAATAACTTTTCATCGTCTGTGAGTTTGGTTCTCCAGTCCTGAACATCTTCGGATAGTTCTGCTTCATCTTCTATCCAGTGTATCTCTTCGTGTTTTTTAGTTAATTCTACAGCCCAAGGGTATAGAAAAGGTTTGTATGTTTTTGAAAATTCTAATAGTGCCATTGTTATCCTTCACATGCTTTGCAGTCTTCCGACTCTTCGATTTCTGTTTTGTCAAATAGTTCCATAAGTTCTTCATAACCCCCAACATATTCACCTTGTAAATATATTTGTGGAACTGTCTTGACTCCTTTTCGACCCGTCACTTCTCTTGCAGTTTTACCAATCTCTTCAAGATTAATCTCGTCATATGGTATACCACGAAGTTTCAGTTCTTCTTTTGCAAGTTGACAGAAAGGACAATTCGGTTTGGTATATACGATTGTACTTGTATCACTTTGCAGTGCGACTCGTTCTACTTTCTCTGAAACATTCTCTGCACGAGACTTTGCTTCAGTTCGTAGATAGTAAAGACCTTTCAACCCGTGACTCCATGCACGTAGATGAACTTTATTTACATATGATTTATCTGCACCAGCGGGAAAGAAAAGATTAACAGATTGTCCTTGACATATATATTTCTGTCTGTCTCCCGCATGTTGAACTATCCAGTTCTGGTCTAATTCGTCCGCAGTTTTATATATACTTTTCTCTCCTTCTGTAAGGAAGGATAAGTGTTGTATAGACCCCTTATTTGTGATTATAGAACTCCAAATACTATCGTTATTCATATCTTTAGTTTCAAGTAGTTCTTCTAGATACTTATTCTTTACTAGGAAACTACCCGCACGAGTTCTATGAGTATATGCATTTGCTTTTAATGGTTCGATAGAAGGACTTGTTCCTAAAATAACACCACTCGATGCATTAGGGGCGATTGCAGTTAGGTGTGCGTTTCTTTTACCCGAACCTTTTCCGTCAGGATATTCTCCTCTTTCTTTTGCAAGTAATTCTGTTTCTGCATGTGCTTCATCGTGAATAAAACTAAACACTTGATGATTGATTTCTTTTGCAAGTTCAGACTCCCATGCAACACCATGTTTGTGTAGGAGAGAGTGAAATCCCATTGCACCAAGACCTAAACTTCTCTCACGCATTGCAGAGTACTTCGCACGAGAAATCGTGTCAGGTGCGTTCTGTATGAAGTACTCAAGGACATTGTCTAACATTCTTATCAAGTCTCTTACAATAGTAGTATCTTTCCACTCGTCATAGTATTCTAGATTTAGAGATGATAGACAACATACTGCAGTTCTCTCAGGACTTGTTGGTAAGTGTATCTCATTACATAGATTACTTCCGTGTATCTCAAGACCTTTATCTTTGAGTGGTTGTGGTAGATATCTATTTGCAGTATCAATAAAGTTTAGATAAGGTTCTCCCGTTCTAAATCTTATCTCAAGTATTCTTTCCCATAGTTTTCTTGCACTGACTGTTTCTTTTACTGACTTGTCATTCGGGTCAACCAAATCAAAAGGTTTGTTCTCCATAACTGCAGTCATGAATTCATCAGTAATATTGATTGCGTTGTGAATATTAAGTGCTTTACGTTGGACATCTCCAGTTGGTATACGTATGTTTAGAAACTCCATGATGTCTGGGTGGGAGATATCCATGTAAGCCGCATAAGAACCTTTACGTGTTTTACCTTGTCGGTATGCAATCATATCTGCATCAACAGTATGTAGAAAAGGTATTGGGCCTGGTGCGATATCAGATACCGTTCTGACATCTGACCAATGTCCACCAACTCCACCACCCATGATAGATAACCAACGTAGTTCAGAAGAATGTTCTATAAGACCTTCTAGGGTGTCTGGAACGTACGTTAAAAAACAAGATATGGGCATACCCTTACTTTTTTTATTT